GAACGTGTAGGCGGTCTGGTAGTCGTTCGGTTTGCGGCGAAGCCGGCGGTAGGCCGGATGCTCTTTGGCCCTCTCTTTACCTTCGCCCTCGCGGCGGTAGACGTACAGGGGCAGTTTCGCGACGGAGGAGGAAATCAACGAAACGGCACGCCATACGGCGGCGTACTTAAGCACGGTGTCCCCGTCCACCGGCACGCCGCTTTGCTCGTCGGTGTCGGCACCGAATATCTTCGTAATTCCGTCGTCGTTCGTGATCCGCCACGACCCCGACCACGTCGCCCGTTCCTCGACCGCGAGCGAATCGAAGACGCCGCAAATGTATTGGCTTGCCCCGTTCATGCGAAGTACACCTCCGGCGTTTTTTCGGTGTCACCGAACAGGCAACCAGCAAATGCCATCAGCGTTGCGACCGCCGCATCGATCTTGCCTTCTCCGGACTTATCTGGCCGCCAGTGGTCCCGCGTATCGCGCATTACCTGGAGGTTGCAGACTTGCCAGCCCAAGCATCCGTCGCCACCGGTGTGGAACTGCCGCTCGTTCACTGCACGCAAAAACCGGCGCAGCGGCTCGTTATAGTATCGCGCGGATTGAATAAACTTGTAGATGTTGATTCCGTGATACTCCTCAAGCCGCTGTGCCATCTGTGCCGCGAATGTCGGATCGAATCCCCAGTTGATTACAAAGAACCGCTCGGACAAGTCGACGATATCGCTTTCTATTTCGTCGAACGAGATGGCCGGTCCAGGATGCACGACCAGCGATCCGTCCGCTATCCACTCGTGTTTCTCATTAACGTCAAGTTTTTTGAATTTATCCTCGCTACAATAGGACCGCGAGAGGATCGTGTATCGAGGCTCGATAGACTCGGTTATCTCGGGAAAGACCAACGCAATCGCGGAAAAGTCGTCAGTGCGACCGAGGTCGAATCCGCCAAAACATTCTTGTTGTTTAAGGGCACCGCGGTTGATTGGCGAACCGTCCTGCGCCGCCCAATCCGAGGGCAGGATTAGCGTCTCGCTTTTCGATACGATCCGGTTGCAATGGTATCGCTTGAACTGGTTGAGTTTCATCGGATCATTCTTAGCCTCCTTGGCCTGTTGCCGGAGGTAGTCCAGCTTGACGCTCCGGCCTAGGTTTGGGTTCGCCTTCGGCCAGTTCTCCTCGTCCAGTACGTCGTCTTTCTCATCAAGGCAGGCGACAAACGCAAACACCGAATCGTCGAACGGCTCGGCTTTATTCCGGCTCTTGATCGCCTTGGCAGCGTAGGCCCTGGTTGCTTTCCAAAGCTGTGACTCCTCGTCTCCGGCCGTGGTAATCGTCAGTTCCAGCGGTTGCCGTCGCGATCCTCCACCGGTCGCCAGCTTCTCGGCAAACGGCACATGCCGCGGTCGCCACGCGTGCAACTCATCACGGAGCACGACATGTGGGTTGAGCCCGTCCGTCCCAGTGGAATCGGAGCCCAGCGGCCGAATGAACGAATCCAGCTTGGCGTATTGGATGATTTTTTGCCGGACGTTCAGCTTGTCGCGAATCACTGGCGAAGAGCTTATCATCTGCCCGCACATGCGGAAGATGATCCTCGCCTGATCCTCCTTCGTCGCCGTCAGGTAAATTTCTGCTGACGGCTCCGGCGGCGAGTCGAACAACAATAGCAACAGCGCAATCCCGGCGACCAGCGTGCTCTTGCCGTTCTTTCGTGCGATCTCGATGTACCCCTTGCGGAATCGTCTCACGTTATCTCCAGTTCGTCTCCACCCCAACAGTGAGGCGACGATGAATGCTTGCCAGTCTTCCAGCCAAAAACGCTCACCCGCGAACTCTCCAACTGAGTGCTTAATCGCCATCGGGAAGAAGTCGATTGCGTAACAGGCCTCGTTCCAATCGAAGCGTAAGCCGCGGCGGGCTGCAGTTTCCATGTCCCACAGGTGCCGCTCACACGCCTTGCGTACCAGCTCTCCGGCCTGGATATCTCCGTCCGCAACTCCGGCCACGTATCGCTCGACACGAAGGCGATAATCGCGATGGCGGCTGCGGCGTTCAGTAATCCAACGTCTATGATCCACACGTCTCGGCTCGCTCCCTCAATGCCAGTTCTAGCTCATCCACCTCTTCTTTTGGCGGGACTATCTTCATTTTCGCTCTGTCGCTCGGCGTCATCCCGAATTTCCCCAGTAGGCCTTGCACCGTCTTTCCTGCCATGTTCGCCAACATGGCCACTTTGTAATGCTCCTTGTCCGTCACCTCGATATGTTCCAATGCCGCGGAGTACTTGCGCCATTCCGCCCACTTCTCACACAGCAACGCCAGCGCGAAGTCATCTGCCTCGCCAGCCACGTCTGCCGGGAGACACGCGATAATGGCGTCCCACCAAATCTCCGCCTCTCCGGAAAGCCACTCCGGCCTATCGGGTGCCCCGGCGGTAGTGGGCGATTCGAGCCGGTCCCCATGCCGGTCGGCTCGGTACGTGCCGTCTCGCTTGTGTCGTTCAGTTGGTTTTGGCGGTCTGCCCACGCCGCTGCATCCCCTTTCGTTCTATCCGCGTCTTTGTTTTGTGACACTCGCTACAGAGTGCTTGGAAATTATCCTGGTCGAATATCCCGGCCGGATCGACCGCACGCGGAATAATATGATCAGTCTCTGTTGCCGCCGCCTTTCCGCACGCCTCGCAAATCGGATGCTGCCCCAAATACCACCGGCTCATCCGGTCCCACCGCTTGCCGTAGCCGCGAGCCTTCCGCGACTCTTGGTCGTGCGGCTTGCTCTTGCGTACCGGTCTGCACGCAGAGGAACAATATCCATCCGCGTTCCTGTGTAGCTTGCCGCACTTCCGGCATCGTGTTTGTAGGCGTGCGCTCATTACACCTCAATGTATGTTACGGTTCCACTAACGAGCACGGCGCCGGCTAATTGAACTTTAAGTGCTTCGCCGGCCGTTGTAACAATTGGAGGCAGTGTTGGGTTTCCGTGGCAGCTCAATGTCAGCGGGACCCCAGCCGCCAAGTTGACTAATGACATTAGACCTGTTGACCCACTCAGGACCGAGGCGACCACTGTCCCCTGTGATACCAGCGTCATGTTTAGCACTACAATTTGCTTGCCAGTCACAGCGGCAACAAAATCATGTGATGCTGCCGTATTCTCTTGGAATGATGCACGTTTAACCGTGTATCCAACTCCGTTTATATATGCCTTAGTTGCTAATGCCATATCGTACCCCTAAGCTGGAACCGGTTCTGGTCCAGGATGGACTGTCAGTGATCCGCGACAAATACACGCATCGTCTGATATGTTAAACAATTTGTAGAGCCACGTCCCGGCAGTATCGAGCTCGTCGTCATCTGCCGTTATCGTAATCGTCAGGTAGCCCGCCCCGCTTACCGCGATCTGACCGGCATCCGTTGTGTATCGCCACAATGCGGTGGACGGATCGGCGGCGGAGTAAAACACCATGATGTGATCGTCGCCTTCTTGGGAACTATCCGCCGTAATCGCCAGCGTCCCAAACGCCTCATACTGCTGCCGTTCCAAATTGACCGTCGGAGGCTCGCCGATATTGAGCGTCGAGACGGAAAACGTGTATGTCGTCCCACCGTCACCGGACCCGTCGCCGGTGATCCAGGCGGCATCTCCTCGATCCCGGATCGCCTCCAGGCTGTCCGTCTCGCTAGACCACGTCGTACCCTTCAGATCGCCTCCAGGCTGTCCGTCTCGCTAGACCACGTCGTACCCTTCATCCCCGTCAGGTGGTTGATAATCGTCGTCTGATTGGCCGCCGACGCGTCCCCGCCCGACCCGGTCGCCCAGGTCTCATCCCCGTGCGTTTCAAGTGCCGCGAGTTCCGCGCTGGTCGCTAGGCCCGAGACGTCCGCTTTACTCGCCGTGCGGCTGGCTGCATCCGTCGTGACGTTTGGCAAGGCGGTAAACGTCGAGCCGTCCAGCGTCGCCGGGAGACAGTCCACATAACCACTGATCGCCGAAAGCTGCGTATCGAGATTGGCCGAGCTTAACCCGATAGCAGTGCGAACGTCCGCCGCCGAATGCGTCGAGAAGCCCGTCGCCGTCGCCCAGGTCGAGTCTCCGTGGTCGCTGAGAGACGATATGAGTCCCGGCACGTCGTCGGTCTGTAATTCGTTCGTGTCCGCCAAGATCGCGTCGAGGATCAAGTCGAGCCGCTCCCCGTCCGCCAAGTCGTCCGTCACGGCTTTAATTGCGTCAACCACCGTATCCACCGTTGACAACGCCGCACTCGTGGCCAGCCCGCTCTGAATCTTCGTAATC